TCGGTGGTCGTGTTGTTGGTTTGTCCACTGCTAATGGTTCGGGAAACTTTTTTCATCAACTTTGGGTTGGTTCACAAACAGGGTCTAACAAGTTTAAAGGAATTTTTTATCCTTGGGATGCTGATGGTGAGCGTAACGAAGATTGGTATGAGGCTAAAAGCCGTAACATGCAGTCTTGGCAGATGCACCAAGAATATCCACGCTTCCCTGAGGAAGCGTTCATTAAGTCAGGTAACCCTGTTTTTGATATTGACATGCTGAACACTATGCAACCAGAAGACGGTCATGTTGGTTACTACCATTTATATTCTGATGGCAATGGTGAGTTTCGTTTTCAAGAAAATGGTGAACTAGAAGTTTGGTCATATCCTGAGAGTGGCGGAACTTATGTGATTGGAGCCGATGTCGCTGAAGGACTTAGTTATGGTGACTACAGTTCTGCTCATGTTGTGGATGCCGCAACTGGGTTGGTGGTTGCTCATTGGCATGGACATATTGAGCCAGACTTGTTTGGTGAACTATTGGCTGAAATTGGTTGGTGGTACAACACAGGTTTGTTGGGTATTGAAAGCAACAACCACGGTCTGACCACCCTGAAGGCTGCACAAAAGCATGGTTATAAGAATCTTTATAAGCAACGCCGTCTTAATGCTGTCCGTGCTGATGCCAGTGATGTGTTGGGTTGGCGAACTACATCGTCTAGTAAGCCGTTGGCTATTGACGAACTTAGTGCGGCTATTCGTGATGAAGGCATAATTGTGTTGTGTGCTAAGACTTTGGGGGAGTTGCGAACATTTGTTCGCAAAGAAAATGGTCGTATGTCAGGAAGCCCGCATGACGACAGAATTATCAGTTTGGCTATTGCCAACCAGATGCTGAAATATGTTTGGTTGCCTGAATATCGTGGTGATGTTTCTTTGCCAAAAAATAGTTTAATGTGGTGGGAGCAGCACCTTTTTAGTGGTCAAGGTGAAAATCGGATGTTTCTTGGCTCTCATAATGTGAGAAAACGAACACCTTTTTAACCTTAGGAACAGATTCAGTACTATTATGATGTTCAAATGCACAAATTGTGACAAAACTTTCGCTTCAGACGAACTTCCCCGTAGAGGTGAAGTCTGTTTTGCATGTCATATTAAAACTGTCAGATTGGGATTTACTTATGGTAAAGAAGACTTTCATGGTCCTACTATCGCTGAGCGTCAGCGTCAAACTGTGGAACAGGCTAAAATCAACGGGTACAACGCAGAGCCAGTCACGAACTGGATGTAATGAATCATGCTTTCATCCGTATGGGTCCCAATCATTGTCGCAGTCATCATGGGACCAGTCGTGGTGGTCTTACAAAAACTTCGTAAAGAAAATACCGACCAACACAACCAAGGGCAAGTCCTTCTTCGGATTATCGGGACTAAGGTTGACAAAATAGGTAGCAAACTTGACAACCATATTGGTTGGCATGAAGGTCAAAAGGACACAGAATAAATGGCTAAGAAATCAGCATCAGACCAACTTAAAATGTACAAGCAACGCTTGGAATCATCTAAGCGTTGGCGCAAAGACGAAGGCTACGATGAAATTTGGCGAAGACTAACAGACCTGTATAAGGGTCACCAATATGAGGATTATCGTGACGAGGACAGACTGCTAGTTAATATTGCTTTTGCAACCGTTAACATTATTGCCCCAAACATTTCAGTAAACTTCCCTAAGATTGCTGTTAATGCTGTTAAACCAGAAAATGCCGCTAACGCTGTTATTGCTGAAGCGGTTGTGAACTATTGGTGGAAGCATCGTGACATTCGCACCGAGTTCCGCCGTGCGGTAAAAGACTCTTTGATTATGGGTCATGGTTGGATTAAGAGTGGTTACCGTTTTGTTGAAGAAGAAACAGTTGGGCAAGACACAGAAGTATCCGACCCTGTTGAGGGTGGAGAAATGACATCCACAACCATAATCCTAGAGGACAGCCCTTTTGCTGAGCGTGTCAGCCCAATGGATGTTTTTGTTGACCCAGACGCAACAAGCATGCGTGACATTAAATGGATTGCTCAGCGTATCCGCCGACCAATCCGTGATGTCAAAAACGATAAGCGTTACGCCAAAGTTGCTAGAGATGAAGTGCAGGTTATGGCTGTTAGCCGTTATGCCGATGACCCAAGTCGCAAAAAGATTAACGACAAAAATGAAGGCTATGCCGAAATCTTTGAATTTTATGATGTTGCAGCAAAATCAATGAGCGTTTTCTGCGAAGGTGCAGAAAACTTCTTGGTCAAACCAACCGCAATGCCATACTCGTTTGGGCAACCATTTGTTATGTTGCGTAATTATGATGTCCCCGACCATTTTTACCCTATTGGCGATTTGGAATCCATTGAACCTTTGCAAAAAGAGTTGAATGAAACCCGAAGCCAAATGATGAATCACCGTAAAAAGTATTCACGCAAATACCTATACAAGGAATCAGCGTTTGATGGTTTGGGTCGCCAAGCATTGGAGTCAGATGACGACAATGTAATGGTTCCAGTAATCAGTGACGAAGCCCTGAGTGGGGTTGTAGCAAACTTCCCTGCTTTGATTAACCCACCAGATTTCTATGACCAGACCTCAACAATTATTGCTGACATTGACCGTGTTTCTGGTGTGTCAGAAATTCAGCGTGGCGGCACGAGCGAAATTCGCCGTACCGCAACCGAATCCGCTTTGGTCCAAGACGCAAGCAATGCCCGTACAGCCGACAAGTTGGCTATGGTTGAACAAGCCATTAGTGAAGTAGGTCGCCGCATGGTTGCCCTAGCGAGACAATATATGTCAGGTGAACAGGTAGCCCGTATTACAGGCAAAGACGGTGAACCTGTTTGGATTCAGTTTGACCGTGACTATTTGGAAGGCGACTTTGACTTTGAAGTAGTTGCTGGTTCAACACAACCACACAACGAATCATTCCGCCGACAGATGGCACTACAAATGGTTGACGCTATGGCTCCGTTCGCTGGAGCAGGAATCATAGATATGGCTAAACTTGCCGCCTATGTGCTACAGCAAGGTTTCGGTGTAAAGAACCCTGACGAGTTCTTGGCACAACAAGCCCCACCTGCTATGGGTCCTGAAATGGGTGGTGCTGGCGCACCTAGCATGCCTCCACAAGGGCAACCTCCTGTCCCTGCTGAACAAGGTGCTGGTCCCTTAACTGGTGACCCTGCCATGTTGCAAGCGATGCTTGCACAGCAAGGACAGATGCCCCCAATGGCATAAAGGAACAGCAGTTTCATATATAGAGCAACCAACTAGGACTCTAGGAGAAATAACATAATGAGTGATGAACTCGTAACAACACCGTCTGTGGAACCCGAAGGGTCACCCGTTACAGAAAGTGTTTCAGAAAGCCCGAATACACCAGTTTTATCTGTTGAGGAATATTCTAATTATAGAGTTCCAATCAAATTAGATGGTGAGGATTTGGAAGTACCTCTAAGTGAGGCACTCGCTGGTTATCAACGCCAAGCAGATTATACTCGTAAGACGCAAGAACTTGCACAGCAAAAAGAACAGTTTCAATTTGCTACTGCACTTCAATCGGCTTTAGATAATGACCCTGCCGCCACGATTGACCTATTGAGCAAACATTACGGTATCAGTCGTCAGACTGTTAGCGACATGATTGCTGATGGTGAAGATTTTGATTCTTTGGACCCTACGGAACAAAGGTATCGGGAACTTGACAAGCGTGTTGCATCGTTTGAAGATTACCAAACCAAACAGGAAATTGAGCGTGAAGTTCAACGACTAAAGTCCAAATATGAGGATTTCAATATCAATGAAGTTGTTACAACCGCCCTGCGGTTGAACTCAACGGATTTGGAAGGCACATACAAGCAGATTGCGTTTGATAAAATGATGGCAAAAGCAGAACTAGAACGGCAAGCCCGTGAAGTCCAACAACAGAAAGAAAACTCTTTGTTGGAATCCAAAAGGCAAGCCAGTGTAGTATCGGGCGGTTCTTCCGCTACGGCTAATACGACTAGTGAAAGTTTTCAGCCCATTACATCAGTCGCTGAGGCTTGGGCAGCAGCCAAGCGTTCTATGGGCGCAAATTAAAAACTACTACATTCTTTTAGGAGAACATAATGTCTAACCCAAACTTTGATGCGTTGCTCAGTACAACGCTCGCAAACTATCGTGACCAACTCACGGACAACATCTTTACGGCACGCCCGTTGACCTACTTCCTTCAGGACAAGGGTCGCATCCGCATGCTTAACGGTGGAACCAAGATTGTTGAGCCACTTATCTATGCAGAAAGCACAACCGTTAAGTCGTACAGTGGTTATGACTCAATCTCGTTGACCGCACAAACTGGCATCACGGCTGCTGAATACGATTGGAAGCAGTACGCTGCATCAATCGCAATTAGCGGTATTGAAGAAGCCAAGAACAACGGTGAACAAGAAATCATCAACTTGTTGGAAGCAAAAATCATGCAGGCTGAAGAGTCAATGCGTGAAGGTTTCAACCGCATGTTCTACGCCGATGGAACTGGCAACAGTGGCAAGGACTGGAACGGTCTTGGAAACATCGTTGAAGCATCAGGAACCGTTGGCGGTATCAACCGTGCAACGACTGGTAACGAGTACTGGCGTTCATACGAGGAAAACACCGCAACAGCGTTGACCCTCGCACAAATGTCAACTGGTTACAACAGCGTTTCTGTTGGTAACGACCACCCAGACATGGTTCTCACGACCCAGACTCTGTTTGAAAAGTATGAGGCTCTTTTGCAGCCACAACTTCGTTACACCGACACCCGTACAGCAGATGCTGGTTTCCAGAACCTGTTGTTTAAGGCTGCTCCTGTTGTTTACGATGAGCATTGCACCGCAGGTGTTGTGTACTTCTTGAACAGCAAGTACCTGACCTTGGTTGGTCACTCAGGCAAGTGGTTCTCACAAACCGAGTTTGTGCGACCAGAGGACTTGGATGCCCGTTATGCACTCATCATGTGCTACGGAAACCTCACCTGCCGTAACGCTGCGAAGCAAGGCAAGTTGACGGCTAAGACAGCCTAGTTAACCAATCCGATGATGGGGGCGCAAGCCCCCATTATCATAATAAAAAAAACACAAAATTCAAAAAAATTAGGAGAATAAAATGCCACTTATTTCAAACGAAAATGGTGCAATTGACCGTAGCCGCCTTGCGGATTGGGCAACCAAAGAAGAAAAAGTAACCGTAGTAGCAGCAACTGATGCTGCAACAACTCAGTCAGCAGCAACTCTTGCTGGCGCAGCACAAACGGTTTACACCATGACCCCAACAGCAGGTCGTGCGTTGACAACCCCAACTGGTGCGGAACTTGGTGCAGCGTTTACAGATGAGGGTGTCGGTTCAAGTTTCCGATTCTCAGTTGTGAACCTTGCTGGTGCAACCCATGCAATTACATTGACAGCAGGTGCTTCGGGCGTGACCCTTGTGGGTTCAGCAACCGTTGCAGCAGCATCGTCAGCATCGTTTGTTGCAGTTTTCACTGCTGCAAACACGGTTTCAGTTTACCGAGTATAATCCCCCTTTTAGGGAACAAAAGGATAATGGTGGGGAGCAGAAACTCCCCACCATTTCTTTAAGCAAGGACATTTATGGCATCAAAGAAAAAAGCAGACAAACCGTGGTCTGAATCATGGTCAAAAAACATGATGGCTAACTATATTGGTGGTCCGTCTGATGTTAAGAATGTTCGTAATGTTTTGTCACGAAAAGGCATAAACAAGGCTTCTGACCAGTTGCATTATATGGCTGAAAAAGATGTTGACGCTGCTAGTCGTCCACGCAAAGTACAGAATAAGAAGAATGTTAAACGAGGAGCGAAATAATGCCAGTTAAATATAAGATTCTGTCCAGCCATGCTGATGCAACTCCTAAGGCTGGCACAAAGACTTCTACCTACCCGCCAACTAAAGGTGGTAAGAGCAAGAAGCAATCAAAATCAAAAAGCAAGTACTAGGAGAATAATTATGGCTGAAATGTTTCCACCAATTGGAAAAGGTAAAAAGGGAATGAAGGCTGATTCTGCTCGCAAGACCAAAGAAGCACAGATTATTAACATGGGCAAAGTCAAGGCTAAGAAGGCTGCTAATGCAGCCAGCAAGCGTATGACTGCACAAGCAAAATCGTATCCAACAAAAAAGAAGGCTCCTTCGTCTGCCGCTCTTGGTTTGACAAAGCCTAAGAAGAAGAAACCAAATGCGTAAGCCTGCTATTGAATCCCGTGTGGGACATGCCCGTGGCATTGATGACATTGTTGAACCTTTGTTGAAGAAAGCCGTTTCTGGAGCCAAGAAAGGCTCCAAGAAGGTTGTCAAAAAAGGTATGAACGATGTATCTGACCCTAAGTATAAGAAGAGTCCTTATAACGCCAAGGGCGGTATGACCAAGGACTATAAGGATTATGTTTTGCGTAACAGCAAGGGTGACTACTAAAAATGGCTGCCAAGAAACGCAAGTCTGCTATTGAGGCTCGTGTTGGTCACTCATATGGTGATTTGGCTGGATACGGTTTTGGATTAAACAATAGCGAAAGCGTTGAGGTTTCTAAACAGTTGAATCGCCGTGGCGTACCAACTAATGACCTTGCTGTTTCACGAGATTATCTTATTAGCGTTAATGAACGGGCAACTGGTTCATATAAGAAAAATAAAAGGAAAAAATAGTGGCTGCTAAGAAGGCGAATAAACCTAAAGGCATTATTGATGACATTGGCAAGCAAATTGCAAGACTGCTGAAAAAGGGTACTCCTGATGCAATGAAGAAGGCAAGAGAACTTCAAGGTATTCAGCGTCAGTATATGGATTCTGCTTCTAAGTCCAAGGCTGGTAGAGATGCTCTTACTGTTGAGTGGAGCAAGAAACTTGGTGCTGAGCGTTATGCCAAGGAACGGGCTGGTAATGCGAAGAGTGTGTCTCAGCGTTTGCGTGAGGAAAAGGCTTTGCGTGGAATGGACAGTAAGTTCCGTGGTCAGGGTGCGAAGCAGTCTAAGAATATTGATGAGGCAACTACTTCCGCACGACTCAGGGCTGAAAAGAAAAAGAACTTCACTCAGTCGGGTGGGCGTAATGCGCCTGACCGTATTGATGCCCGTAAGAAGGCTGCTGAGAACCGTGCTAAGAACGCTCGTAAGAAGCCACGAGATAACAAGAAGTAATTGTGGCTAAGCCAAAGCAACAAAAACCTAGTTTTGATATTGGGGACTTATTGGGGTTCTTGAATCAACCTAAGGTTAAGGCTGGTATGAATCTTGCTGAAGGAAAGATAACTAGTCAGGATGTTATGGGTTTGATAGGCGGCGGTCAGTCTAAGGCTGCGCCTTATTCTGGTCTTTTGGCTCAGGCTGGTAATAACAAGGTTAAACAGGATTATGAAACCGCTAAATGGATGGCAGATTTCTTTACTCCAGCCAGCGAAGCACAAAGACTAGTTCAGGGTAAGTCTGAGAAACTGGACCCTATGTGGGCTGCTATGAACTTCTTTCCTTTTGCTAAGGCTGGCAAAAAATTGAAGAATGTTGACAGAACAACGAAAATGATGTTGGATGCCCTTAGGTCGTCTAAGCCGTTGCGTAGTCAAGTTGCTGGTTCTAATAGTGGTTCAACGGATTATACTTATTCTCCGCTTGAACTGTTGTTGTTGCAATTACAGGGCGGTTGATGCTTTTGGGGAACAATTCCCCTATGAGTGATGAACAATAACGCTGTCCCTGCTCACTCCTATTATGGAACCCCTCAAACTGGCTACCGCCTTACGGCGGTTGCTGGTTCCCGTATTGCTGCCCCCAGTGGACCTTATATTGGTCGTGGTGACAAGTGTGCTGGAAATGATGACACCTGTGGTGCGAACAAGGTGCGTGGACAGCAGTTTTGTGCAGGTCATTTAAAGAAAATCAAATCTGAACAGGAGGCATAATGGCTTATGCCCAGATGACTGCAACGGCGTTGCGTCAAACAGTACGAGACATAACGGACCTTGACGCTGAGGACCTACCCGATTCGTTGCTGAACCTTTTTATCCGTGACGGCTACTATCGTATTTTGGATACTGCTGGTCGTTGGACTTTTCTAGAGAAAACCTTTACTTTCAATACGGTTGCTGAGCAACGGGCTTATCCGATAGCGAACTTTACGGCTGACCCTATGGCTGAAATTGTTTCTATTGTGGACAATACGGGTGTTGGTTTGCGTATGGACATGGTTTCCCATGATGAGGCTGAAA